TGGGGCAAGATTCAAATACAGCAAATTTTTGAAAGTAATTGATGATAGTCACGAATCAATCACATCGAATATTACAACTGTTCAGATGCGACGTGACTTGAGAGTAACCCTAAGTGCCTTAGTCGAGTACTCTATTGGTTTTGGTAATGCATTTTATATTAAACGGATGAGTGGATACAATATTAAAACCTCTGCTTTCAGAGTTGAAGGTATCAATACAGACGTTTATATTTCTGATCTTCCAAATACCGACAGAGAAACTGGAGAATTGTTCATATTCTCTGTTCCATCTATTAATTCAACAAATCCCACTATTGTTAGAAGAAATGTTGGAACAATTAATTATAAGAGAGGCATATTAACCTTAAATCCGATAAATGTTTTATCGGGTAAAACAAAGGATGGTCAAACAATTATAGAAATATCTGGATGTCCTATTTCTAATGATGTAATTGGGTTACAAGACCTTTATCTACAATTAGAAATCTCAGACAGCACTTTTGAAACAGTTGTAGATGAAATTTCATCTGGTTTAGATCCATCAGCATCAAATTATGTTGTATCTTCAAGTTATGCAAATGGAGTTTTAGTAAGACCTGGTGGAAGAGGTAGTATTCCAGTAGCACCTGCTGCGACATCTACAACTACTCCTACAGGTAGAACTATACCAGTTGCTACTGTTGCTGATGGGACAGCAACTACAACTACACCTACATCTACAACATCACCTACTTCATCATCTGGCGGAAGCTCAGGTGGCGGTTCATACGGTTACTAATAGTATCATAAAATGGCAGAAAAGAGAGTTCAGTTTAACAACGTAGTACAGAATCAACTCCCCTCTTATGTTAGAGAGGAGTTTCCTCTTATTTCTGAATTTTTAAAACAATATTACCTGGCACAAGAATTTCAAGGTGCCCCTGTTGATTTAATTCAGAACATTGATCGTTACATTAAACTTGATGAGACAACTAATCTCACAAATTCCGTCACTTTGTTGTCGGATGTAGATTTTATTGATACAACCGTAAAAGTTGATCTTGGAATCAATCCAACTGGAACTAAAGGATTTCCAGATTCTTATGGATTAATTCAAATCGATGACGAAATTATTACATATACTTCAAAGACAAATTCTCAGTTTGACGGATGCGTTAGAGGATTTGTTGGAATTACTTCTTATAGAGCAGATATAAATCCTGAAAATTTAGTCTTCGGGACTTCAACCGCAAATGATCATAAGAGCGGTTCTAAGATTAAGAATTTAAGTAATCTTTTCTTAAAAGAATTTTTAACAAAAACGAAAAAGCAATTTCTCCCTCTCTTGGACGAGAGGCCACTTTCGAGTGAGTTAAATCAAAACCTCTTTATTAAGCAATCAAAAGATTTTTATCTGAGTAGAGGAACTGATAGATCTTTTGAAATTTTATTTCAAGCATTATATAACGAATCAGTAACGGTTGTAAAACCAAGAGATTTTCTTTTTACGCCATCTAACTCAGATTATAGAGTTACCAACGACTTAGTTGTTGAAGCCGTAACTGGTGATCCTTTGGATCTTGATCAAGCAACTCTCAATCAAGAAGAATATCCTTTTGCAAATATTGTAAAAGCATATGCACCAATAACTGAGGTTGAAAAACTTCAAGTTGGAACTGCAAAAAGTTTTTATAAACTAAGTCTCGATGGTGGATATGACAGAGATGTTGAAGTTGAAGGTGCTATTCGTGGATCTTTTAGTGTTCACCCGAAAACAAAACTAATCGGACAAGTTGGTTCTGGTGCAACTATTCTTAGTGTTGATTCTACTGTTGGATTTGGAACCACGGGTGAATTGGCCGTTGTATACAATGACACCACTACTGGTTTTGTTTCATATACATCCAAGACCTTAACAGAGTTCTTTGGATGTAGCAATATAACGGGAACTATCTCTGATGGTGAAGACGTTGGTATTAATACGTTTGCATATGGTAGATCTTTTAAAGATCAAAACGAAATTATTACTGTAAGAATTAATTCTGTTCTTAGTAACTTAGAATTTCCATCTAATACAACTAATTTCCGTGATGGGGATACTGCAAGAATCAGAACATTAGGTAGAGATAAGAATGAATCTATTTACAGAAACTGGTTCTACAACTATGCATCTTCTCACTCAGTAAAATCAATTAATTTAGTTGATGCCTCTGATAATAGTTATGATCTTCAATTAAATCAAAGACAGTTTTTCCGTCCTAATGATAGCATCGATATTATCGATGACACTGGTGCTACCAGAACTGGAGTTGTTTATTCAATCCTTTCCGATACCGCAATTGCTATAAAAGGATCAGGATCTCTCAATTCAAATAGATCATATACAGTAAATAGAAAAATTCTGAAAGGAAATGCTCAGAACTTTCCTTCAGCAGAACTATATCAGGCAAATATACAGGGCGTTTATGACAACGAAGAAAATTTCCTTGTAGCATCATCTTCTATTCCATCATATTTTACGTCTGCAATTAATACCAGTGATAGAACAGTTACTTTCTCTGGTACTTTCTTTGGAGATGAACTTGAAATAACTCCTCTTGGAAAACACAACTTCTACTCAGGTGATGCAGTATACTATGCTGCTCAACTAAAAGAAGAATCATTTGTAAATGATAGTGGAAATGTAGAAAAAAGAATAGTAATAGGAACTTCTCTTGGTGCAAATTTCCCTGACGGATTATATTATGTTAAGAGAATAAGCGATACTAAGTTAAAACTTGCTAAGAGTAGAAGTGATGTCTATAATAACAAATTTATTTCGGTTGAAAGTTCAACCACTGTAACTGACAATACCTTACAACCATTTACCTTTAGAGATAAAACTCTTGAATCTCAGAAGTTAATTAGAGAGATTCCCAAAAATGCACAGCACACTGGAAAACTAACTCCTACTGAACCAGGATTTACTGGTATATTAGTTAATGGAGTTGAGATTCTTAACTATAAGTCCCCTGACGTTGTTTATTATGGTCAGATAGATGAAGTAGAAGTCCTTGCTCAAGGTTCTGACTATGATATTATTGATCCCCCACTTCTTTTTGTTAGTGATACTGTTGGAACTGGAGCAACTGGAGACGTTTCTGTATCTGGATCATTAGAATCCATCAGAGTTCTTGATCCTGGATTTGATTACACCTCAAAACCAACCATAACAATTATGGGTGGTAATGGTAATGGAGCAGCTGCTATCCCCAATATGAAACTGATTGATCATTCAGTTTCATTTTTCTCAGAAGCTGCATCTAATAGAGTTGGTCTTGGTTCTACACAATCATCTATTGGATTCTCTACTTATCATAAGCTGAGAAATGGTGAGCAGATAATCTACAGAACAAACGGGCAGCAAGCAATCGGTGGTCTAACTACAGATGCCAAGTATCATGTCTCTGTTCAAGATAATCAAACTGTAAAACTTTACAATAATTTAAGTGATGTTCTTGTAGGAATTAATACAGTAGAATTCACTTCTTTCGGAAATGGATCTCATCAACTTCAAACCGTTAACAAGAAGTCTGTAGTCGAGTCTATTTCTGTTATTAATAGTGGATCTGGATATGAGAATAAGAAGCGATCTGTAGTAATTTCTGGAATCAGTACATCTCAAGATATCATTAATATAAAAAATCATGATTTTAAGTCTGGTGAGAAAGTAAAATACACTGCTGGAACCTCTGCAGTTGGTGGACTGACTGATGAGACAGAATATTATGTTATCAGAGTTGATAATAACAACTTTAGATTAGCAGAGGTGGGTCTTACCACATCAACAAGAACTCTTTTCTATGATACTAATCAGTTTATTCAACTAACTTCTACTGGTGCTGGGACACATTCATTCAATTATCCTGAGATTTCGGTTTCTATCTCTGGACAAATTGGAATATCTTCTATTGGGTCTGAAACATTTCAAGCAGAAATTCAACCAATCTTCAGAGGAGAAATAACTTCGGTCAATCTTTCTAACAATGGTGTTGGATATGGATCATCTGAAGTTCTTAATCTTGATAGACCACCCGAAGTAACTGTCATTTCTGGACAAAACGCACAGTTATCACCAGTAATTAATAATGGTCGTCTACAAGAAGTATTAGTTTTAAATGCTGGTAAGAAGTATAATTCACCACCAGATCTGACAATCACTGGGGATGGTATCGGTGCTGTCATAACTCCTGTCATGTCTAATGGAACTATAACTTCGGTTAAAGTTCTTGAATCTGGAATTGGATATGAGCAGAGCACAACTTCTATTAATGTTGTTTTCCCTGGAAGAGGTGTTACTTTAAGAGCAAAACTCCAAAATTGGAGAGTTAACTTATTCCAAAAAAATCTCTTTAATTTCCAAGACGATGATGGAATTGTTGTAAATGGAACTAATGAAGACTTTGGATTGCAATATGCTCATGTTTATGCTCCCAGAAAGTTTCGTCAGTTAAACTATTCTGTTGATGCTGGCGGCAAAGTGCAATATGGTGATGCAGATCTTAAGATTGATGCAAATACAAAAGAAGAATCTCTGTCAAGGCAACACTCTCCAATTATAGGTTGGGCATATGACGGTCATCCAATTTACGGTCCATATGGATATACAACACGTTCTGGTGGAGCCGTTTCTCCCATGCAGACTGGATATGTAGAGGAATCTACTAAAGCACAAAGACCTCCCCTTACAACTTGGCCATCAGGATTCTTCATTGAAGACTTTGTATATAAAAACAAAACTGGAGTAGGAGTTCTTGATGAAAACAATGGAAGACATTGTGTAACTCCAGATTTCCCAAATGGAACTTATGCATACTTTGCGACTATTGCAACTAATGAGGCAGATACGCAATCACCTTTCACTGGATTTAGAAGACCTAAGTTCCCATATCTGATTGGTCACAATTATCATGCTAAACCAAATGAATTTAATTTCCAAAAGATATCAAATCAAGATGAGTTTGATTTTAACAATTCAAACTATATTAAGAACACTGCGCCATTCAATTACATTGACGGTAAGTCAACAAGATATAAGTATGTTTCTCTTCCAAGTGATTTAAATCAAGAAGTTGAAGTTAGTAATGCTCTCAGAGGACCTATTGATTCTGTTGGAATTATCACTGGAGGAAACAATTATAAGGTTAATGACCCAGTTGTATTCAATAATGCAAACACAGGTGGTGGAGGCGTTTCTGCAAGGGTCTCACGCATCTTAGGAAGACCTGTTGAAAGTGTGAGTGTTGCCACAAGTTCCATTTCTGGAGTAGAATTTTATCCATCTGGAGAGAAAGGAAAATTTATTGCCTTTACTGAGAACCCTAATGATTTTAGAAATTCTGACATTATTTCTGTAAGTGGTGTTTCAACTTCTGGATCTAAATTGGAGGGAACTTATCTTGCAGGTATTGGAACAAATGTTTACAAGGTAGCTGGAGTAGGAACAGCATCTTCTGGAATTGGAACTGTTGAAGCAACCGGTATTGTTACTTACATTAATGTAGTGGGTAATTTAAATTATCCAAACATTAGAGAGAATGATATCCTCCAGATTGGAACAGAAACTGTCAAAGTTCTAAATGTTGATCTGCGTCTTTCAAGATTAAGAGTTCGTAGATCTGTAAATGGTATTGTTGGTGTATCGCATACAGTTGGAACCGGTGTAACTTCTTTGCAGAGAAAATTAACTATTGCCTCTGGATTCAAGACAGATTTTACATATAAGAATAATAAGCAAGTTTATTTCAATCCAGTAGAAACTGTAGGACTTGGTAGCACTGGTGGTGTTGGTATTGGAAGCACTATCTTCTTCACCAACCCAGGAACTGGTGGAACATCAATAACCATTCCAACCAAAACTCTATTCTTTAAGGATCATGAGTTTATGACTGGTGATCTTGTAACATATTCTGCTAACGGTGGTAGTGGAATTGTTGTTCAAGATGAAACTAATGTTGGCGTCGGAACGACAGTTGCAGATGGAACTCAATTATTCATTGCTAAAGTATCGGAGAATCTCATTGGTTTATCGACCGTAAGAGTTGGTCTGGGAACAACTGGAACATTTGTAGGTGTAGGTACTACTGCATCCACCACATTAGCATTTCTTGGTATAGGAACCGGCGTTGAGCATAGTCTTAAAACTAACTATACGATAATAACTGGAACGGTTTCAAGAAATAGAGTAACTGTTTCTACTGGACAAACTCATGAACTTCATGTTAATCATGATATCTTCCTGGATGTAAATCCTGGAATAGCATCTGCATTTAATATTAAGTATAATGATTTCAATAGAAAAATTATTGTTAATCCTAAGTCTTATAGTTCCACTGGAATTAACACCTCAACTGGTGTAATCACTATTGTAAACCATGAATTTATCAATGGTCAAAAAGTAATCTACACATCTGGAGATGTTGCAGAAGGACTTACTGACAATGACATTTATTATGTCACTGTTACTGGAAAAGATACACTCAAACTTGCAAACACTTATGAAGATTCAGTAAAAAATATTCCTGCAACTGTTGGTATTGCAAGTACTGGTGGCGGCGGAACAATCAATCCAATTAATCCTCCACTAAATCTGTACAAAGATTCTACGGTTACTTTCAATCTTACAGATTCTTCTTTAGCACACACAATACAAAATACATCATATCCATCATTTGAATTTAACTTATATCACGATGCCAACTTTAGTAATAAGTACGTTGGTAAGTTAAGTGATGATAGAAATTTCGACGTAACCAGAACTGGTAGACCCGGTATTGATGGGACTGCTAAAGTTTCTTTAATTGTCAATTATGACACTCCAGATAGACTTTACTACAGGTTGGATCCAGTTTATGAAAGTGCCGATGTTCCAGCAGAAAAAACTCAAATAAGCATTGATGCCGATGTACTGGAAAATAATACTGCAAAAATACTAAAGAGTTTGTATAACGGTAAGCATAGAGTTTCTACTGCTGCATCTGACTCATTTACTTTTACACTTGGAGTAACTCCAGAAAAATCATCTTATATCTCATCTACTTCTGCAGCAAACATTACTTATGAAACCACTTGCACACATGCAAGAGGCCCAGTAACTAAAATTGAGATTGTAAATGGTGGAAAGTCATACTTTGCACTTCCTGGAGTAACAGATATTACCTCTACAGATGGTCGTGGTGTAATCCTGGAAGCAAAGGGTGATAAGATTGGAAAAATTAATAAGACTCGAATCAAGAACATTGGATTTGATTTCCCATCTGATAAGTCACTGAGACCATCTATAACTCTTCCAAATGTTATTAGTATTAAGTCTCTGAAGTCTTTTGATGCTATTGGTATTTCTTCTGCAGGAAGAGGTTATTCTACAGCACCAAAACTGTTAGTGTTTGATGGTAAGACTAATGAGAGAATCACCGATGTGGATCTCAAGTATGGACTTGGGGACAATCAAGTAACTATTCTCAAAAATACAAAGGGAATGAGTAACACCACTCCTGTGATTTTGCCTACAGCAAATACTAATGGAGTCGGAATCAGCACAATTGGATTCAATACTACTACAAATCAGGTCACAGTTACCTTAGCAGTTGGATTTAGCACAGCAGAGGCTTTCCCATGTGAAGTAGGTGATAAGGTTCTGATTGAAAACATTAGTGTTGGTATTGGATCAACCGGAAAAGGATTTAACTCCTCTGCATATGATTACAAGTTGTTCCCAATTATTGCTGTAGATAAGAACCTTGGAGGTATTGGAGCAACTGTTGCATACAGTCTGGAAGGTTTAATCGATAGTAGTAGAGGAGAGTTTGTTGGTAAATTTGATTCATTCAACTCTGGTGGAAGAATTATTCCAGAGAAATACTTCCCACTCTTTGATATTACCTTAAAAAACAATGAGTTCTTACAGGATGAGATTGTATATTCTCAAAATACCTCAGGTACTGTTGAAAGTTGGGATAGAAAAACTGGAACTCTTAGAGTTTCGACCAAAAAAGATTTTGCTATTGGAGAAATAATTATAGGAAAAGCATCTAACACTCAGGGTATTGCTTCTTCAGTAACAACATATAATTCTAT